TACAAAGCACTTTAGGGGTTTTCTTATGATTGTTGGACTATTAGGATTTATTAATAGCGGAAAAGGTACTGTTGCATCAGAGCTTGTTACTAGGTTCGACTTTAGGCAGGATAGTTTTGCAGCAGGATTGAAAGATGCCTGTGCTGTAATTTTTGATTGGCCACGTGCTATGCTCGAGGGCGATACAACAGAGTCACGAGAGTGGAGAGAAGTTGTAGATCCGTGGTGGTCAGAAAAACTTGCTATGCCTAATTTTAGTCCGCGCCTTGCATTGCAGGTGATTGGTACAGAAGCATTACGCAATAACTTTCACCAAGATTTATGGTTTCTAACCTTACAGAATCGCATCCGTAAAAATCCCGAGCAGCACGTTGTTATTAGTGATGTTAGATTTCCAAACGAGATCAAGTTTATACAAGAACAAAAAGGTGTGCTAGTTAGGATCAATCGTGGCCCTACACCCGTCTGGTATGAGACTGCAATTCTTGCAAATAAGGGTAATTCCTTAGCAAAAGAAGCAATGACAAAGACTTACTCTAGCGCACATTTTAGCGAATGGGCCTGGGTAGGTTCCAAGATTGATTATGAGATAAATAATAATACGACATTAGAAGATCTCAATAAACAGGTAACAGATCTTATAGCTAGCATTTCACGATAGCACCTTTCATTTGCCGAGCATTTAACACCCTTCCTGATAAATACAACTAACAAGAAGCACAATTCTTCAAAGGAGTTAAATCATAATGGCTACATTAGTATCACCTGGCGTAAGTATTTCAGTAATTGATCAAAGTATCAATGTTGGTGCTGGACCGGGAACCGTCCCCCTAATTTTTATTGCAACTCAGCAAGATAAGTCTACGCCAGATGGCGCAGAAGTTGCTCCAGGTACAACTAAGGCAAATGCTGGAAAGGTTTGGTCAATTACTTCTCAACGAGATTTAGTGCAGACATTTGGCGATCCAATTTTCTATGAAGTTGCTGGCACATCAATCAACGGTTATCCTTTAAACGAATACGGATTACTTGCAGCTTATTCTTATCTAGGTATTTCAAACCTATGTAGAGTTGTTCGTGCAGACGTAAATACAGTTCAACTTGAGGCAAGTTCTGTTGAACCTACAAGTCCAGCAGCCGTGGGCACATACTGGTTTGATGAATCCGTTACGGCATATGGCTTATTTGTTCGTACAGGTACTTTCCCCAACGAAGTATGGACATCAGTAACACCGAACTTTGTTTACAACTTTGCAACAGGTCTTACTAACGTTCCTGCCCCGGGAGAAGGCATTGCTGGAAATCATGCTGTTGTATTTCAGACAGCATCTGGTGCAATTTCTTACTGGACAAGAGTAGCTCAGGCAGCATACACTTCCGGCGCATTAGCTGGATCGTCAGTTTCAACATTAGTAACGGTAGACACCACTGCTGGACTTGCAGCAGGTATGGTACCTACAGTATCGGCGGGTGTTGGCACTTTTGCAGTAGGAACATATGTCACAGTGGTTAACGGTCCAACAACATTTACTGTAAATCTTGCACCAACAGTGGCTCTTGTAGCTGCGACAGTTGCAGCTACAGGATCTGCTTGGACTGAGTTGACTGGTGCGGTCGGACCAACAAGCATTGTTATTCAATCTGTATGGCCGGATCTAACAAATATTCTTACAACACAAGAGTATTGGGTTAAGACAGGTTCTGCTGCACAAGGTGCAAACATTGTTCTTCGCAGGATGGATGCTACATTAGCCCAATTCTTGCAGGTTGAGGCACCAATTCTTGCAGATGATACCGCTGCTGATACCTATTACAGTTCAAACCCAAGCGGATCAGAGGGACAAATTTATATTGCACCAACACCAACCGGCGTTACGGCCGACGCTCTAGTATTTAGAAAGAATACAGCAGGCGTCTGGGCAGTTCTTGCAGTGATTGTTGGTTCGGGTACAGTACCTACGCAGGGTCCTGCAAATGGACAATTATGGTTTAACGCAGAAGTGGGTGTCGATGGAAACGGTCAGTCTACTGTAGATATTCTTATTGCCGACGGTGCTGGTAGCTGGCAGAACTTGAACCTCGAAGGATTTACCTTCGTTGACGTTCCACCAGGCGCACTTGATCCAACAGTATTTGCACAATCCGGTGATCCACAGGATAACATACCTGCTCCTGTATTGATTCAGGGCGATATTTGGGTAGATACAGATGTTGATCCATATCCAGTCATTAAGCGTTGGAACGGAGTTTCAGCCTGGGTACTAGTTGATAACGAAGATCAAACAACACCAAACGGTATCATCTTTACAGATGCACGTTCAAACCCATTGTTCACACAAGGCGGTAACGGTGAAAATAACGGCGGCCCAGGTAATCCAGACTTAGACCCAGATGCACCAGATGCCGATCTATATCCAAAGGGATTCTTGCTATGGAATACACGTTACTCGACAAATAATGTTAAAGAATGGCAGTCACCGTTTGTCTTTGACAGCGTAACAGCTTCACCTGACAATACAAACAATGGTTCTACAGGACGATGGGTAACAACATCAGGCAATAATCCGGGCGGTGTCCCATACATGGGTGCAGGCGCGCAGAATATTGTTATTGTTCGTGCAATTCAGGGAGTAATTACTTCGAACGAAGATATTCGCGCAGAAGATCTATACTTTAACTTAATTGCAGCACCGGGATATGTTGAAGCAATTGATGAAATGCTTGTTCTTAATGAAGACCGTAAGGAAACAGGTTTTGTTGTTGGTGATACACCATTCACATTATCTGCTACAGGAACAGCATTGCAGAATTGGTCAACCAATGCTAATGTAGCATACGGTAACGGTTCTGATGGCCTTGTATCAGCAAGTAAGTATTTTGCTGCATGGTATCCAAGTGGACTTTCAACAAATGTAGACGGAACAGATGTAGTTGTTCCTCCATCGCATATGGCTCTACGCACAATTGCATACAACGACCAAGTGGCTTATCCATGGTTTGCTCCAGCAGGCCTACAGCGTGGTGTCGTTAACAATGCGGCAGCAGTTGGTTATGTCAATGCAGCAGGCCAGTTTGTAACAGTCAAGTTGAATGAAGGCCAAAGAGACATTCTGTACATCAACGGTATTAATCCAATTCGTGTAATGCCAAGTGGTGGTATTGTTGTATTTGGACAGAAGACACGCCAGCCATACGCAAGCGCAACTGACCGTATCAACGTAGTTCGCCTAGAAAACTACTTGCGCTACCAATTGAACAACCTTGCACAGCCGTTCTTGTTTGAGCCTAATGATTCAACAACTCGTAAGGCAGTAAAGGATGCGTTTGATAGGTTCCTATCCGAACTTATCACATTACGTGCCCTTTATGACTTCTTAGTTGTTTGTGACTTGAGCAATAACACACCAGCTCGTATCGACCGAAACGAACTTTGGATTGATATTGCAATTCAGCCAGTTAAGGCAATCGAATATATCTATATTCCAATTAGAATTAAGAATACCGGCGCAAGCTTATCGGCAACTTAACCAGTTATTGATATTTATAGAATACCGGCCCAGAGCCGGTATTCTATTTTGTGATAAATATTGTATGATTGATTTAAGAGAATATATTAGATATACGCAATCACAGGAAAATGTTGGATGCTGTACGGCAAGCGCCGCCCTTACCGCTGCTGAGATTATATCTGCAAAGGCAGGAAAACCACTAAATTTATCTAGATTATTTGTCTATTACATGACACGCAAGCTACAAGGACGGCTAGGACAAAAGGGCGCTGAATTAAAGTCCACGTTTGACGCATTATCCGCCCACGGTACTTGCATTGAGCAACACTGGCCCTTTAGTCCACATAGGGTTGATCATGAGCCGAGTGCGCGTGCAATGCAAAATGCTCAATACAGGGTAGGCAAGTTTGAATCAGCCAACATATCCGATTTTAATACAATCCTTGATAAAGGAAATCCTATTGTAATTGGAATGCATACAGGAAGATTATTCTGGCGTATGCGTGGCGAATTAAACGAGCAAATTTATAAACCAGTAAATGAAAATGATAACAGACCGACACAAGGGCATGCTGTAACGATAGTAGGATATGATGATAAGATTCAGGGCGGAGCCTGGATAATAGCAAATTCGCTAGGGCTCCGATGGGGATATCGCGGTTGCGGAATCCTCCCGTATTCGTGTTATGTTGATATCGGCGAATCGTATGTAATACGAAACTTTGCAGGAATATCGGCTGAATAAAAATTTCTAAGATTTGATAAATAGTATTAGCTTTTAAGGCAGGAGAAACAGATGGCAAATTTAGCAAAATTCGGTATCCCATTAGACGGGAACAAGCTTGGCATTTTGCATCCCAAGCAGAAATATCGTTTCAGAGTTGTTTGGCAGAACTTCGGCGAGAATAATGGATTACGCGAAATGACTGCCAATGTTGTAACATGCACACGACCAAAGATTAGCTGGTCAGAAGCAGAATTACACTCATACAATTCTGTAGCGTGGATTCAAGGTAAGCACACATTTGATATGATTGAAATTACATTGCGTGACGATATCACCAATGCAGTTATTTCATCAGTCGGGGCACAAGTTCAGAAGCAAATGAATCACTTTGAGCAAACAAGTGCGGTGGCAGGTATCAACTACAAGTTTGCAATGGAAATTCATTCACTTGATGGAACAAACAACGAACAACTAGAGTCGTGGGTTCTTGATGGATGCTGGTTGCATGATGCGGCCTACGGTGAAAGTGATTACGCAAGTGGTGATCCAAATATCGTTACATTGTCAATTCGTTTCGATAACGCAACAAACGTTTCGGGACCAAACACAAACGACGGAACAACAGTCGGCGGAAACCCATATCCAGATATTGCCAGCCCAACTGGTGGTACTACATTCGCTTAATAGCGGATTTTTGGAGGTGGCTTAGTGCCTAGTTTCTCGAGTTTACTCACATCGTTGACGGGGCTCGGATTTTTCTATGAGAAGAGTCCGCGTCACTCTACGTATAATTTTAACCAAGACGGCCAGGCACTCTACAGGAATCAGCCAAGATTTCCGTTTGAGTATTATATAAATATAAATCTCAACAATGTAGGGACTGCTGGTCAGTATATTGCACAGTATTTTAACAATCCTAGCTGGGCGCAAATTGCACCATTAGTTAAGACCATTGACATGCCGTCGATGAAGATTCAAACTGATGCACTAAATCAGTATAATAGAAAACGACTTAGTCAGACAAAGATTGCATATGAACCTGTAAAGGTTGTATTTCACGACGTAGTCGATGGTAAGACTTTGAAATTTTGGGAAATGTACTATAGGTACTATTTTGCCGACGGCAGTGAGCCCGGGATGAATGAGGCTAAGACTACACAGGCAAAGAATAAAACATTTTCTACTGAAAGTTTAGTTAAGAGTCTAACACCTCAGCTTAATCCAAATATTGCTAACTTACCGTCTAGTGTAAGGAATTTATTTCAAAGTAATGCCCCATCGGGTAGTAACTCGCCAACAAATACGCTTGGTAAAAAATCTGCATTGCAGAATATAGTTTCAGACTCACTTGATAATCATAAGTTTGGTTTTAATCTCCCGGTAGTCGGGAATATTAGAAATTTAATACAAACCATTGACGTTTATCAGGTCCACGGTGGAAGATTTAATCAGGTAACTCTGGTAAATCCTAGAATCGCAGCGTTCACACACGATGTTCTTAGCTATGCCGAGGGTGGTAAAACCCTTGAATTAACATTTACATTTGAATACGAGTATGCATATTACACAATTCAGAATATGCAGCTGACCGATCAGGCTAAAAATAGAGGCGGCGAACCAAACAACAACTCATCTATTGAGCCATTTACACATGGAGAGTTTCTAGAACTGCCCGCACTTGCATTTAATACAACATTAATGGACTTTGTTGAATCTAACAATCCATTATTGCAATCTGATAATCCTATCCTGCAGAGAATTGGTAAGAATGTGCAATCGTCATTAGGTGGAGTTACGGGATCTTTTCTTTCTGACAAAGTTGTTAGAAGAGTTAGTGCTAGTGCATTGGATGGATTAGCTAAGATATCACCGACCCCATATAATCCGACATCTGCTGCTAAAATAATAACGCAACCATTTAACTCCACCGCAAAGAAACTTTCCTCAGCATATAGGGACATGAACAGAATCGGAGGTAATCCGGGTGGCTAATTCTAATATTCCATCAATTGGTCGTTCAAGCTCACAGATGCTTACCTATTTTGGTACGCAGAAGACTGTTAGATCAGTAAATGGTATTCCTACCAATACATTTAAATATGCAACCGGCCCTACTACATTTCCTAGCGCCGGTTCTGTTTCGCAGGCCGCGCTAGGTGGTGGTGTTGTCGGCAATTATTCACCCACAACCTATAATACGACAAGATGTTATTTTCTCTCTCGCGGAGCCAGTAGTTTATATGCTGATTCAATGTCAGCA